TTCTTATACTTGACAGATAGGTTGCGTCCAGGACGCCAAGATGCTTTGAAGCCACAGTTGAAACAGTGATAACTTGCTCCGCCGTCTGGACTGGTTTTGAACCCACCTCTGCCTCTATCGTCTGGTGAATGACCATTATGATGACAGCAGGGTGCGTTTCTTGACATCCAGCCGCTTGGTGTAGTTTTTACTTTACTACCTTGTGTATAATATGCAATTGATACATCCGAAACTATTGACATTTAATCCTCAATTATCCGCACTTGCCATCCATCTTTTGACGGCTTGTTATTTCTAATAGTATTATACAGTTTATAATAAGGATAATTATTATCCTTGCACCATCCTCTAAATGATTTTACAACTTCTGTATGGCCGTTTGGAAATGTTACTTCATACGTTTTTGACTTTTTAAGCCAGGCTGCTTTAGCTTTTTGTGATAATGATTCCTTAACTCCCGGAGTATTTAAATATTCTGTTTGTCTTTTTGAACGTAATATCCTATCTTCGTCTGTAATACCTCGAGATTCCCACATAGATTTACTTCTTTCAGAACACATCTTTTTATATTCTTCTTTATTAAAAGAGGGATCTTCAAATCTAGTGTTCCAATATTTTTTTACTGCTATAGATACTTTTTCTTTATACTTTAGATCTTGTCTGTACGAAAAATCTCGGTGCTTCATGGATTCAATAAAATTAGGACTTTTAGAAGTATCGCCGCCTGTTCCTGATTCTGCAACTATATTTGCCCAATTATAATCATTTACAACATTATACAAATTACTATAATACAGTCCTGCTTCTGATAATGCAACTTTATCTGTTGTTTCTAATAATATTAAAGTATCAACATCGTAACCGTGCTTTTTAATATGATTGGTCCACCTTAATCCAGATCCTTTATAAACATACGGATCTCTAGATGTTTGCCCTAAATATTTTAATCCAGTTTTTTTATGAGTTTTTACATATAAATAAAACATACCTTTAATGCTCCTTGTTGTGTATTTATACATAAAGTAAGAAAATACACCACTAGGAGTGGTCTTGCGTTTCGCTGGTAGGTATGTTAAGGTTGTATCGGCAACTGCGCTCATTTAAAAATTATAGCGCAATATCAATGACTTGTCAATTTCTAATTAAGATTTTTTCAATAGTATCAGCAGGATTGTTCTCAGCTTTAAATCTAATGTAGGTGTATATGCCTACGAAGTTTACTGGAACCGGATCAACTTCTGTGCCGTCAAAGGTGATTGTGTCGACTACTGTCCACTCTACAATGTCTTGCCCTGGTATCTGATTTTCTAGAGTAGCTTCTAGGATAACATCGCCGACGTAGCCGTTTGTGTAGATTGCTGCTGTGTGTACAGCTTCGTTGCCGTTAATACCTGGCTCTGCAGATATTGCTTCTGAGATAAAGATGTCGTCGTCAAAGTTTAAGCTGTTGAACGTTTTAAGTTCAAGTGCTTTCTTAGGTCCTGGGTATGCACGAGAGCTGAGATAGATGATGCCGTTTGCGTCGAAATGTTCATCAGCGTATGTTAGTGTTCTAGAATCGTCTACGTTGCAGATGTAAAGGTTGTATCGCAAATACTGTTGCTGTATATTGATCAAGTCGTTGTCTGTAACAGTAACTTTGACAAGACCTTTGTTTGCGATAACAGTTTCTGCATCGTGTTCGATAATAAGATGTGAGCTCTCATCGAACGCAACAAATTTAACAACTCTTTCTCCTAAGTGAACAGGCTTTTGATCCGCGTTCAGTATTTGGAAATCAAGGACGTTGTCTATTCCTCTGTATACTTGTAATTCTCTTTGATACACTGGTCTGTACTCCGTGACAAAGCCTACTTCATTTGAAATAACTATAGTTCTGTTGCTGACTAAATATCTAGGCGTAAGCTGCATATAGTATTTATCGAGACCTTAAATCAATACATGTTAACAAAAGATATAGAAGAAAATTTTCCATTTATAAGTATAGTTTGCTATGGCGGCCAAGAGTACGTTGGCATTATCATCAACCAAGATGCTACCGTAACTAGTATGTACGTATTCACTTCGCTCAAGACAGATGCTGAAAAGTGTGATTTTATTGAACTAGGAGAGATATGGTGGTGGGAGTCAAATAGATCTATTCCGATTAATATATTCCTAAGAAAAGAAATGGAACCATTTCGCTATTCAATAATTACGATGAATTCAAAAGATGTTCGTGTGACAACAGGGCCCTGTGTTAATCTAAACAACCTTTCAATCAAACGAGTCAAACGCAAATCTATTCAGTTGGTTCGGAAGCCGAAGAGCTAAGCTGTTCACACAAGACATTCATGTGAACAATAACTAGCATAGCATATGAAAAACTGTGACTCTTCTTAAAGAAGTATTCGTTGCCTTCTGGCTTTATCCACACATCAGACATCACTGTGTCCCAATCTTTTCCAATCAAATGCCGCTTAGCAGGGCGTATAATAGCAAGCACAGCCGCTAGCTGTTCAAGCGACTTTGGCTTCATTGTCTGTAGGATTTCGCTGTGTCCGTTCAGATGGAACAGCTGGTCACTAAACTCTTGATGCTCGAGCAGCTCCCACATAGGCTCTTGACTAACCAGTTTGTCGAGGTGTTCGTTGTCCTTAACGTGATCATAAACACCTACGTTAAGAAAGTCTAGCTTGAAGTAACCTCTAGCATCGGCTTCCTTGTAGTTTATTGTAGAAATGTTGGTGATAGGATCATGAGGAATTTCTGTTGCATACACACCTGTATTGTGTTTCTTGCCCGGCTCTAGTGCAGCAACACGAAGTATTAATCTGTCTATTACTTCGGACCTGTCAGCAAAATCTATGTCAATATCCATTTATGCCTCTTTGCACTTGTCACCAAAGTCGATGTCAATGCTTACTCGTGGACTACTTACCTATTCTTTGTTTTAGTCTCTCAGCTAGTCTTTCAACTTCTTGCTCTGTGAGATACGTGTCAATGTGTATGTCGTAGTATTCTGGTTGGCAGAATACTTTGTTTGTGTCGTCAAACCTACCTTCAGTGATAGTGTCGATCCATATTGTTATGTCTGGTCGAAACGATAGTCTTGTTTCGTTTGTTGGGCACACAAAGTCGCATATAACTGTGCTACCGCAACCTACTTCATAGTCTGCCATGTTGCGCATACGATATGCTTGTCGTGTTCTTGATGTCTTGTCAAAGTTCCAATCATTAGACATTTTACGTACATCGTCTGCATTAAACCAGGCACAGTTCAAATGCTTCTGTAATCTTTCTGCTAACCACGTCTTGCCGCTTCCAGGTAGACCCATAATTAGTATTTTCATCGCCGCTCCTAGAGGCGACTTTTCTTGACCACCTCTTTAACTAGTTTAACGTCATCTGGTTGACGCTTGAAGCGAAGAGCCCAATGCTTTGGATCGAGTACGTGATAGATCATATTCAGCTGCTCGTCGCTGAACTTATTTAACATTTCTTTACCCGTCTTGCAGTTGAGTAAGAGCCAAGGACTTACCTTGCCATCGCGTATGTGCCAGATAACTCTATTAGGAGCGGCGTACATGAAATAGTGATTCCAGACAGAGTTGTTCTCTTCTGCCCACTCAACCATTGTATTGATTGAACGCTCTAATGCAGTTTCAACACCTTCCTTGCGTATAAGCTCAGTGGCGTAGGCTTCGTACATTTCTTCTCTACACCACTGGTCTAGCTTAACTCCACTGGTTACAACATGGTCGATATACTTTTCTGGATACAATGGCTTGACGTTGTTGATAAAGCTGCCAAACTTTACAAATGCGTTGTAATACTGACTGTTACAGAATTCTTCATAAGTCTTGTCTTTCTTTGCACCTGCACTCAGCTTGTAGAACTGGTTGAATGCATAAAAGCCTAGGCGTACACGTTTTTCGTCCTTCTGTAGAGCCCTGCGCTTCTTTTCGCACACGTGAGAGAACAGTGTCTTTTCTTTGACAAAGCCTTTTTTACAGTATTCACATTTGTAGGGTTTCTCAGAGCTTGACGCCTTCGATGCCATGTTCTTCAGCCAGTTGTTTGAGTTCTTTTGTTGTAGATAGTCTAGCAAGTAGTTCAACCTCGTCTAGTTTCATATTCGGGTAGATGCGTTCAAGAAGTCTGATAGCTTTATCGTTACCTTTCTTCTTCTTAAACCCTAACCATTGATGGAATTCAATTTTGCCAGTTCCTCCGCTAGCACATAGCAAGTGCCACATCAGTTGAGGATGCCCGTTAGTACTACCAACACCGATGTCATTAAAGTTCTTGTTGTAGTACTCGTTAGTCTTCAGAATAGCAAGCTCTTGTGCATCTCTGTTGCCTTTGACACTGCTTACATATCTATTGAGCAACCAGAAGCTGACCTGTTTCTTTTCGTCATCATCTAGTTCTGCCCAGACATTTTTCGCGTTCATGTCAACAGCAGCAAGTATATCTTTAAGTGGTAACTTATTCGCCATCTAGTTTCCTCACAGGACGCTCACAACGATTGCCGTCTTCGTCAAACCACATTGATTTCAAGTCAACAATTTTTTCAGTTAGCATCCTTCTGCGATCTACGTAAAGTACCATTGCAGCGTTTTCGTAGTTGTTGCGAGTTGAGTTATTGTACTGCTCAATTATGCCATTGTAGGATTCGTATTCTGTGGTATTAGCCTGTGTATCGTACGGGCCTTTGGTGAACACTTCAGCAAGTTCGACAATGTTTTCTACACTGTCAAAGTCTATATCTTCGTATTTGTCACTCATTTGTTTCCTCGGATTTGTCATCCTTTACAGTATAATACAGTGTCATTAATCTGTCAAGCTGGTTACGTATTACTTCGTTTTCTTTAGCTAGCCGATTGAGGTACATCCATTCTTCAAACGTTGGATCCATCCTAGGAGTTCCGCCTATTTCCCAACGAGGTATTCGATTGAAGGGAGCATCACGGTACTTTGCATAAACTGTTCCGTCAACTCTTTCGTAAACTAACGCTTCGTTGGGTATTAGGCAGCCCATGTGTACTCCTACATCAATCCTGAGTATTTGATAATTTCACACTGTCTGCTGATATCTTTTACAAAGTATGCACACAGAGGTTCCGGACTGTCGCTTATCGGAACTGCTAACAAATGTCCGTTCTTCATCTTAGGGAAGTACCATTTGACGTCTGAATAAAAGTTTACCAGTTCGACTTCAACAAACTCTGCTCTGAATCCGTTTAGCGGATTCATTAAGAATGCTTCAAAGCCTCTGTCATTTAAACTTGTAAGTGGTAACACTTCGATGTCGTTGCCTGTTTCTGAGCAACCAATAGCCATGCTCCAGTCAACTGGCATTGTGATTTCTCGATTGCCTATTTTTAGCACAACTGCCGGTGAGCTAAAAGATTCTAGAAAGATCAATGGGATCCAAAAGAAGTCTGGGTTCTTGGGGTCCGAATTGTCTAACACTGCAAAACGTACATCGTCTTCCAGTTCATCTGGCAACTTGTCTAGCTTGAAACATTCGTTATCTAGGGTTAAAATACGAATTTTAGTTCTCCTTATGTATCCTATTTTGTCCAGTCCACTTTTTCTATAGTGAAGGGGTATTCTGCGTTTTTATAAAACTTCTTTCGTTCTCTAAGGTGTCGCTTAGCAAACTTACAAGTTGATGTGAGATCCCATATCTGCACAAAGTCCTTGTCTTTTGCTTTACGAACGCCACGTCCAATAGACTGTATTACTCGCACAAAACTCTTGCCTGGCTCTAGTAGCACAAGGTTGAATATACGAGGAATATTAAGACCAACGGCTGCTACACCGTATGTGGCAATGATTACTTCGTTTGTTCCTTCTCGAATTGTATCATAAGTTTCTTTTCGGTCATTGGCTTTTACCGACCCAGAGATGAATGTGCTGCCTGGAATTAGTTCTTGCAACATCTCGCCTGCTGATATCCTGTCAACTAGGATAAGCGTGTTACCTGACTGCTTGACTTGATTCATTACTGATGCAATATAGGCAATCCTGTCGGGATCAGACACAAGGTACTTTAGTTCTGACTGGTAATCGCGGAACACCTGAACGTCCATTAGCTGCAATACATTTACATGACACTTTGACAGAACGCCTTTGTCTTGTAACTCTTTTGCACTTATTTTGCCAATCACAGGACCAAGACTAGCATGAATGCTTTCAAACTCAAATGCTTCCTTAGGTACAGTACCAGTTAGGCCCCAACGGATAGGTGCATTCTTAAGATTCTGTGTTAGAATTCGTTTGAGCACTTCTGCCTTTGCTTGGTGGCAATTTGCTACAACTGTATCATTAGCAATGTAATTGTGATCATTCTTAACGTGTAAGTTGTACACAGTTTCTGGCTTGTTAATAACTGTCTTCTTAACTAATTTCATATAACTTCCTAATTTTGTTTTGTGTACTAGCGTCGAAATTTTCTAAACTCTCAGGAACTCCTTTTGCGATGAGAAAATCCTTATCTGCGATTATGAATACATAATTGTTTTGTTTGCTCCACGAGGCTGCTGCCGCTAGCTTTGCTTTGGTCTTTTTGTCATGTAACAATTCCGCAGGTTTTACTTCAATTAACTGTCGTTTGCTATGATTAACGAAGTCAACTATGTACACGCAGTCAATGTCGTTAAATGTATACGGGATGCGTACGGTTTCGTATTCTGCGTCTTGGTCGAAATATTGGTACAATGCTTCCCACGAGCTCCTGTACATTTTGCCGCTGTACCAAGAATCCCAATGAGTGTTTCTGTTATTAGAGTTCGGAGTAAATGTTCCAGCTAAGATCTTTTCTTTCATTATTTTACTACGATGCTGCCGATCAGCTAACGACATTGTACTTCCGTACATTCCGTTTTTGATGCCCTGATTTGCTAGACTAATTTTTTTCTTAGTTCCGTCTGACACCGGCAACGAATAAGGGTAGTTGCCTTTCATTCCTTTATTCCAAGGTGTTCCGTTATTTAGGTTTTCCTTTATCTTATTGCTGTGTTTTGCTTGACAAGATATGCCACCGTTCTTTGAAGTAACTGCTCTTGCTGTTTTTTCAGCAAGCAATCTAACAGTAATATCGGTGCTATACAAACTGTCAAACTCTTCCTTCCATACAGCATGGCCGGACATTACTCTTTTTTTACACAAGCGAATGTCTCGCTTGGTGGTCATAGTTACTCCGTTAGATAATCTTATTTCGTTTACCGATATACTCTCTGCGCATACCGTTTGGGCAAAACTCTTTAGAATTCTATTAAACTTGTCAATATCAAAACTCTTTGCCATAAACACTTCTCCTTTAGCCGTATGTATTTATGTCAATAATATCTAGATCATCAGTTAGCTGGTCTGCTCTTACCCAGCCTTTGTTAGTTAAAAACTTATGGTTGGCTGTTACTTTAATAGCACTACCGTTGTCAAACTCTAACTCTAGCATATTCTCAGAGTCACTGTTTGACAGATTTTTATGTACTTTAACTATAACGTCTTCTTTATATGTGTTTGTTTCTTCGCATAAGTTAATTATTACGTCATTGACCTCTAAGTGCTTTATAGCAACTTTCCCTGTTGGAGTTGTAACTAATGTGTCGCCGTCAAGACACTCATCTATAATGATAGTAGATACGCCTTCTAGGAACTCAGCAAGGCTCAGTACACCCGATCCGTCTTTGTGTTTCTTGTCGAGGACATTTAGTGACTGCCATGTGCAGATAGTATGTGTCGCACCAAGTTCTTTTCTATCGCCAAAGTACACGCCTACATCAAGACCACAGTTTACATAGTCTTCTTCTGTTTGACTAACTAGGCTCTTGTTAGGCACTACAACAAGACTGCGACCATACGGCTCGGTTAGCTTCGATAATGTAGCTGTGATAATTGTCTTACCAGCGCCTGTTGCAACTTCTTGTAATGCTTGAGGATTGTTAACAAAGTTTTGGATGACTTCTACTTGATAGTCGCGAAGTCGAATGGGCTCCCCTTCTGCTGGGTGTCCCTTTGACCAACAGGTATCTCCCCAAAATTCTTCTGTAACCTTAGGAAAGTTGAAACTGTAAACTTCACGGTTGTCAACTATGTCATCTATTTCAATTCCGTTCTTTTGGAGAACTTCGATAACCCTGTCGAGGTGATTTAAGTAACCGCTGCCGCCGATTCCAAAAAACCCGACTTTGCCGTCCCACCTGCCCAGTTTGTATTGAGGCATGTGTCTAGCATAAGGAACTTCGTACTTTAAGGCGCTTGCACATTTGCGTCGAATGTCAACAGGCAGCCCTTCTAGTTTTATGTTTACTTCGTCTTGTATTATTAGTCTACACGCCATATAGTTTTTCAACAATCCTTTTCTTGCTTTTTCTAACGTTGTTACTGTGCGGGTTTACCCAAGGCGATGCCACAGTGTCATAGTGAACTACTAGATCGCAGTCTGTTGTCCACTGATCGATCTTAGTCTGAACGCGGGTGCTGCCTACTCGAAGAATAGCTTCTGGGTACCAGCCACTCTTGACCAACGGCTTAGGAAGTTTGTCTTTTGACACAAACACAACCTTTGTGTGATCAGTCACAGGCGAGTTCAGTTCGTTGTCTTTCACAAACTTGTTGAAGTCTGGGTCAACGACGTTGTCCATTCTAAACAGCACACTTACTTCGTTATTAGAGGTGCAGTGTTTAAGTATTTTGTACACAGCCCTTACTGAGTCAGGATTAGTCACTATGCACATCACTGGGAACCTCTTGAGCTCAATCAGCGACTCTACAATCTCTTCAATAGTGTAGTCTGCTGGGCTTGTTAGCACCTGCACTGACTCACGTTTGATTAACCTCTTTGTAAGCGATGAACATCTCTCTGTTGACTGCTCTAACAGTTCTTCGTCGAAATACCTAATATCAAATAGAACAGAACGGTCTTTGTACTGAAAGAAGTTCTCGACAGAAGGCTTGCCTAACTTGCTCTCAAGAATTGATTGAGCTTCGGGATGCAGATTTTCCACTACACCTTCTTTTGCGTAGGGAAGATATGCAGTCTTGTTTTTGGTTATGGTCTCAAGTTTTTTGAGATACTCGGTTAGCTCGTTGTCGACCTCAAAGCCTTCGCCTTCAAATATTTTTAGAAGCATGAATACAATACGTTCGTTGAACTTGAAGTACTGGCTATTTGAACCAGACGAATGAATAACTTCTTGGGTGTGTTCTTTGACACTGTCAAGTAGTGTTATGATGCGTTTACTAAATGGAAACGTTACTTTGACCCACGGCGAGTTAAGTCGATCTTCGTATCGCTGCGCCAGGAACTGGCTAATGTCTTCGTCAGCAATTGAGTTTATAAGTTCAATAGACATAGTTCGATCAATCTCTCTTAGAGGCAGATCAGTTGTTGCTAGAGCTTTTTCATACTCGTGGGGAGTAACACCTTGACGGTAAAACTGCGTGACATAATGCACGCCTAGCAGTTTGCTCTTGACAAGATCGTGCTGACGTTCTGTAAGGCCGGTGCCACGGGTTACCTGTTTTGCGATGCTGCTGATTACAGGCCTGTCGCCAGCAGGAATAGTAAAATGGCCCTTGGAATTGTCAAGGCCTACCAGCATTCTTAAGATGTGTTCAACAGAATATACACTCATTTTTTGATACCTAATTTTAACATTGTCTAACTATGTTACATTAACTTTTGGTGTGTGTCAAGTGATTTATCAAATATTTCAAAGGCTTGCCTTGGGCTACTTCGTCTGTGGTGTATTCTGTGTGTGCGTAGTCGTTAAGCCATTGAGTTCTGTCAGGTTTGGTAGGTGTTTCTATTGTGTTCAAATTGTGGTTAGCAACGTCCCATGCAAGACTTTTAGGTCCCACAAATGCAGGCACTCCTGCGACAATTGCTTGAGGCCCAGGATTCGAACTCCAACTCACCACAGCATGAGCATGTTTAAATGTCAAGTCAAAGTCATCGTAAGTGCCTAACACTTTGGCAGGGTGTTGAATAGTTGCATTGTAACTAGGTGGTAGTACTGCTCTAAACGGAGCTCTAGGATGCGGGCGTATTACGATGGGCCTGTCTGAGTGCATACGAATAGTCTCTACAGTGTTTCTAGCCCACTCTGCAGTTGGCATGCCTAGCCAGTTATCACTTTTTGGGTTCTGACAGCATACCAATATGTAATCATCAACAGTTGACCATGACGTTAACTCCAGCCCTAGCATATGAGCCCTTGCACCATCATTACCGTGCGAAGTCATTAAGTGCGCACGGTCAATACCATTGAGGCCAACTTTCCAAGTTTGATTGCGCTGAATGCCACCGACTTCTAAGACTATTGTAGGTTTACCGTTGTTGTAGATTGCTTTATTAGGAGCCATTCGACCTGCCCATAGAACGCTCCATATTACGTCAACGTCACAGTCTCTGTCATTTTCTTCGTAAGTGTGACCTAGACGGATAATAGCTTCTGTCATTGCTTTGAATACAGGATGGCTATTGCGAGCGCCATACTCAGTCCATAGGCTGAATTTCATAGTGGTTCCATATCGAGTATTTATGGTTTGTGATCTCTCTTAAATACATCAAACGAAAGGATACACAATGTCGATAATAGTCCACAAGGATCCGAAACACATCTTTATTCACATCACTAAATGCGCTGGATCTAGTGTGACAAATTTCTATCACCAGCGATACTCACCCAAACATGCAGACTTTCTTCCACATCGTCCGGTGTCGTACTTTTTAGAAAATTACGATTGCAGTAACTACATGACGTGGACAGTTGTAAGAAATCCCTACAGTAGGGCAGTGAGCTGGTACCGGTATCACGGACATATGATGAAGCTGGCCCAAACGTTCAAGGAACAAGAAAAACAATACGGTCGAGACTATGTACTGTATCAGTTTCCACAGCTGGACAGGACTGTTGATCAGAGAGACTTTGAGATCGATCCTGTAGAAATAAAAGCGTGGGAGAAAGGCTTTGACTATTGGATTCAGCGATACGCAGACACTGCATCGCTGGATCCTAGGCAAAGTGCCAGGTCAACTGTAGACCCTATGTGGTATCACTTTAAAACTAACCAAACGTACTGGCTAACTGACAGCAATAACAAGCTGTGTATAGATCACATTGTGCGCGTAGAAAACCTCGACAGTGGCTTTCAAACGATTAAAAATTTGTTAAATACAACACGAGATTTAGAATTTGTAAATAAAACTTTGATATCAAAGAAGGTAACGCTAAACAAGAAGTCTAAAAGAGCTATCGAACATATCTTTAAGGACGACTTCGAGCGTTTGGGATATTAACACATGGCATGTATAGGCTGGGCAACAAACAGCAATCTACGCGAAAGTGCACTCATAGTCGCGCCGGGTGCCGGTCCTATTAACTTGTTTCATTGGTACTTAGAAAATTATCCTAACTGCGATTCATACACATTTGCACCGTATGATTTTCTAAAGCCAGCTATATCAAACGACTGTTTTACTTGGGGACTTGTAAGGAACCCGTATGATAGAGCAGTTGGATGGTATTACCTATATGGGGTGTTCTTGAGGTATCACAGTGTTATTAACCCTATAGTCGAGTTTGAGTTTTCAATGTGGAGGAAAGGGTTTGATGTTTGGCTTAGACACTTTGCATATTCAGCAAACTATATCATTGATAGCTTAATAGACGACACAGGGCACACTACTGAACGATTTGCATTTGTTTTTAATCAGTGTCAGTGGTTTACTAACGATTTGAGTCGTTCTAAACCTTGTATTGACAAGATTGTAAAATTTGAAGAGTTTGATAAAGAGCTTCCTGAGATAAAAGAAATCTTAGGAATAACTGAAGATGTTAACATCTACGACTCTACAGACTTTTCATTAAGGGGAGACGACTTCGGAATGACGTCGGGCTCTAAGAAAATCATTGAAGAAATATTTGCAAGCGATTTTGAATATTTCAATTATTAACGGAGAAGAGAAATGAGTTACCTCGGTACAAACAACGACAAAGACGGCATCAAAGACAGTGCGTATATCACTGTTGTCGGTGCTGAATCACCAAACATATTTTATTGGTACAAGAACAACTACGAGGAGATGGATGCGCCGTTTTCAGCAAACTACGAGTACATGAACACCGGCTTCGATATGTCGAATTACGTTACATGGTCTATAGTAAGAAATCCATATGATCGTGCAATTGGTTGGTATAACTTCCACGGCGGAGTACTGCGTGGTCTAGAAAAGAAAAACCCAAAGGCTGCGTTTGAACTTTCGGTTTGGGAAAAGGGGTTTGACGCATGGCTTAGTCAGTTCTATCAAGAAGCATCTTTTCTTATGGGCAAAGACGTTGACAAAGGCGGCTGGTCGGGTGCACGTCATAAGTTCACTTTTACACAATGTCAATGGTTAAGCAACGACTCAACCGACACAGTACCAGGTGATAAAATCGACTACATCATCAGGTTTGAAAACTTTGATGAAGAGTTTGCTCAAGTCCAGCAAGCAACCGGTATTGATGACGGCATTCAGTTGTACACAGGCGCAGAAAAAGAGCTTAGGACTAACAACTTTAGAATGTCAAAAAAGTCACGTGCGATTATCGAAGAAGTATTTGCCAACGACTTTGAGAAGTTTAACTACTAATTATGAAAGACATCACACTAGTCACTACTTTTCATAAGCCTGGATTAGATCTATACGGTCAGCGTTTTCTAGACAGTTTTGCTGAAAACGTTGACAAGCGTATCAAGTTATTGGTTTATGCTGAGGACTGTTCACCTGTTAATCCCAGCCCAGAGAACATCACAATATTCGATGCAAAGGTGTTACGCAAGCTCAGTCAGTTTAAGAACAGGTGGGGCAATGTCCCCAAAGCCAATGGCGACATATCTCAAGATCCTGTAAGAAGTAGGCGCAGGGACAGTAACAAGGCTTTCAAGTGGGATGCAGTCAGATTTGCAAATAAGATCTACGCTGTACTAGATGCCTGTAACCGCTCAAGTGATTGGTGTGTATGGATTGACGCTGATACCTTTGTGCACTCTCCGTGGAGCTACGAAGAGTTTAACGCCCTGCTGCCGAACAATAAATGGCTCACATACGTTGGACGAGGCAAGGCTGCACAGACTTGGCCCGAGTGTGGATTTTACGGGTTGAATGTAAAGAACGTGGCCTGTCAAGAATTCCTACAAGAGCTTGAACAGTTTTACGAAGATGCAGAAAATGGTATCTTCACTCTTGACGAATGGCACGACAGTTACGTGTTCGGCGACATACTAAAACGCAAGAACGTTAAGCACTCTAACGTTCTTGACTATTCTGCAGACATGTACATACGAACAGCCAAGACAGGCGGTGGCGGACATCCGTTAATCAATTGTGTACTAGGTCAATGGATTGACCATTTAAAAGGAGATCGTAAGCATCAAGGCCGTTCAAAAGCCAGCGATGTTATTGTAGACCACGGATTGGATTACTGGCAACAGAAGATCTAAATGACGTATTCGGTTACTGACGCCAATCAGAGCAGCGTGTTTGTACATGTACCTAAGTCGGCAGGTACAAGTGTACGGCGGTGGTACGAAGACATCTACGGCGACTCAGTTGATTATCATAGGATGCACACTCCTATTAAAGACCTTGATTTCAGCCCAGAATACAAGTTTAAAACCAATCAGATATACTGGCTCACTGATAACGGTTATCCGGGAAATGTTAAGGTAGATTCGATAATTAAAGTTGAGAACGTACAAAAGGATTTTGCTACAATTCAAGAACAGCTAGGTTATTTCAACCCGCTGCCACATGAAAATACAAAGTATCAAAATGTAAATGTTGAGATGACGCTTAGTTCTAGGAAAATCATAGAGCATGTTTTCAAACACGATTTTGACTTCTTAGGTTACTGATTATTTGTAAGCGTATTTTCTTAGGTGCTTCCAGGCGGTGCCATCTCTTATCTCTTCTATAGTCCAATGCATCTGTGCCATTCGTCGAACCCATACATCTCTCTCAAACGTTAGAGGCTCTTCTAGACTATTAAGGTTATGTGCTGCTACCTCTGCGGCTTGACTGCGAGCTGGGTCTAACACAATAACAGGCACACCTTCAATAGCAGACACTACTCCAGGACTTGAATTGTAGCTAATTGCTACGTGAGCATGTTTAAGATCATCACGTACATTGCTATTAGTTGAAACCCTTACTCCTGGAGTACGCCTAGCTAAAAGCGTTCTGGCATGAGTAGTTGATGCCTTATCGCCAGGATGGAAACGCACTACTATCGGATAACTGCATCTTGATTTTACTTTTTTAATTATCTTTACTAACCAAGGCATTAGAGCCAGGCCGTCCATACTCCAGCCACCGTCACGTTGACAAAATATCAAAACGTGCTTGCCGTTTGTTTGCCAAGGCTTCAGCGATACTCCTAGATCTCTACTGATCTTCTCCCATCTACCAGGTATTAACTTGTCATTACAGTATTCACCTGTGTTAGGAAAGATACCGTCGTAACTATAACGCAGGTACCCTTTTGAATTGCCTGGATCTGCATACAAGAAGAGATTGCTGTCAACTATTATTGAACGCTTTCCTCTTGCTTGCTGATGTTCGAACACCTGCTTTCTTAGTTCAAGGTGAGGACTGCACTTACCATTCGTATGAACAAACCCTTGTACGACAGCAACATCAACGTCGACCGGGTGCCATCCAGTAACAACACGGCCGCTGTCGCCTGCGCGTAACACTCCTTCAACAAATCCTGTGATAATTGCAGGTTTTTCTGAACTAGTGTTTTTTATTGGGATTCCTCTAAGATAAGATGCTACTGTTATTGTCATAATAGATTTAGCTCCTGCTGCAATTTTAGTGCAGTGCCATTAGTAAGTTCGGCTGTAGAATACTGACAGTATCCTAACCAGTTTTGCCAAGATGCTACTTTTTCTAGATCATCTCGCAATGGTGATTCGATCATCTGTACGTCTTTTAAGCACAGCAAATCAGCGGCTGTTGGAGCCATTGTAAACGCAGGAATCCCGAAACTTATTGCTTCAATTGCTGCTATGCTGTTGTAGGTAACAACAGCATAGATATCATCTTCTACAAACTGTTTAAAGATGCTGTTGTCTCTTACTCGATCGCCGCGCCTTTCTGCTTTATCTCGTACAATTATTTCTCTGTCAGTGTGTTCTCTAAGTGTTGCTATTGTGTTCTCAACCCACTGGCCCCTGTCTACACCATAAAACTTGCAGGGCTTCTCACTAGGAGTAACTAATAAAATAGCAGACCCTTCCTCTTGCCATCCATCAAATTTAATATGAGGAGAGTCAGCTCTCTCACATATCTCATCAAATCGATCACTGGGCAGGTCAAACCTCGGTTGCGAATGCTGCATTCCGTTCTTTACAACTCTGTGCCATCTCTTTGTCTTTCCGAGATTTCCAATGTAGCCGGTATCGATATAGAAGTAGTCTCGTTGTTGTTTTTCACACACCTGTACTGTCTTCCGTTGTGTCATACTGCGGAAAATTACCGGAACGTTTCTTGTGCGAGACTTAAGGCCGCGCCATGTGTTGATAAACTCTGCATCTGCACCAACTGCAAGAGCCTGAACTATTTTATCGGTAGGATCTATTGCTAGCATTTATAACCCGTGTTGTTGACAGTATTCTGTAATAATACGTTCTTGGTGCCATTCGTCGCCCATTGGCGTTGTGGCAAACTCGTGAAAGCTAGGAGCTCCTAGAGTGTAGTGTACTAGCTTAGCATCTTTGTTTTCGCCGAATTCGTCCGGCAACCAATTCCATTCTATAGGCAGGTTGCCTATTTCGTCTTCGTCTAGCCAAGAGAACCTATGGAGATACGCTCCTGAAGAATTTTGTACAAACTCTGGCGTTACTACTTTGTTTGCCGGGTGTGCACAGTTCCACATGATCACACTTGACCAATTCTTGCGAGGGTAATCTTCGTTTGGAGCACCAAGATACTTCTTCTTCATCTTAGTTTTGTAGTCGTGTTTAACAACCATTACAGCCTTTGAATCATCACGCATCTTCCATAGCTTAGCAATGTCGTCACGTAAGATCATATCGCCGTCCATAAAGATTGCCCAGCCGTTGTACTCCATAAGACTTGGCACTAAAAAGCGACTATAGATAAAATGATTACTGCCGTCTGTGTGTGCTTCTTCGTAGTTGTTTAGAGTAGACAATGCTAGCGGATTAAGACTAACAGGTTCGCTTGCTTTGCGAATAATGCTGTTTGAGCATACATGGTATACTATTGCTTCTCTTGGGTCGTACCCTAAAAATATTGGTATCATTCTTGCCTCGCATTTTCTTTATTTATACAGCGCAATTAGCCCAAAGAATAAAATCAGGCGCGTACCTACTTTTTATTTTTTCTTTGTGCTCATCGGATAGCTGCATCTCTAGTTCCGGAGATGCGTTAACTTTAATAAAATCTATGCCGCGATTGTAAAGAAACTCTTTTACTGTAACTAAGGTTAGTACTCTGTCTACTAACACAACGCCGTCGGGTGATATGTAAGAGCTTGCGCTTCTAAAATGCACGTTGCACGTTTTGTCTTTACTTGGCACAACTACCTTGTCTAGAAAGTAATCGAAGCTAGATAATAGTTTCTTTTTATGCCCTTTTACAGGCCTTCTTAATCCAAAGTCTTTATACATCGAAATAACACGGTCGTGCGGGTGTCTTATTACTGCAAAATTCAAATTCCCATTTATTCGAGCTTGATCAGAAGTAATATAAGTTGCTAAGTCTGTACTATGAAGTTGCTGGCTGACATCTGTTGGTGATAGGCTGTGTTTCTTTAACAATGCAGCTTTTACCGCAGTTGACCCGCACTTCGGAATATTCCAAAAATTCAGAGAGAATTCTTTCCACTCACTGATTCCGTATTTTAATTTAATGTGTTCTTGACTCATAATCTACCAGTTTAGGATTTCTATATCGCCATTAAATATACAGTTCTTCTCGTAAGTAACATCTTTAGGAAAGAATCGGTTTAAAGTTTCTAGGTCTTTAGTATCGTATTCTAACAACTCAAAGGGAATTTTTCTATCTGTCTTTTGGACAATAGCACTGATGTTGTATCCGTACTGTTTTATCTGAATATTACTACAATCAAATCCTGCTAACACTAGGTTATAAATTAATAATCCTGCATTCCAAAGGCTTACGTGGCCTCCCACAATCTTATGTTTGAGAGGCGGCACTGTAATTACAGCGTATCCGTTATTTTTAACTACTGAGTGCACCTTCTTTAAAAATAAGTTGACATTCAACTGATGCTCTAAACAGTGGCTTGCCCATACTACGTCGTACTGCTTATTGATCTCTATTAAATTAAAATCTCCTACATAAGTCGATTCTGGAAAAAAATCAACAGTGTCTACAGTGTGTCTGTTTTTTCTAAAAACCTTTGCGTGTATTTGCTCAGCACCGGCTCCTATATCTAACACTATTGAATTTGTGTCTATAATCTTTAGTATCCTATCTAATGCTTCTTTACTTTTTAATTTTGGCATAGTAGACTTCCTTAAGGTGAGCCCACGTCTCGCCTGAATCGAGCTCACTCGGGCTCCATACAGAATACGCTATCTGATTACACCAGTTCTCTATGTCGATGTTATAATTAAGATTCTCTATTAAAGAGAGGTCAGTATGTGCAATGTCATATATAGACGAAGTAGAACTTAGTGCAAATGTTGGTATGCCTTGACAAACAGCTTCTACTCCACTATTGCTACTGTAGGTAACTACACAGTAAGCGGAGTCTAAGTCAGTTTGTAGCCCTGAACCACCGTTGAGCGAGTTCTCTGAATCACAAGAAAAGTTCTTACTAACAGATACGTTTTTTATATTATGCAAGGTCTCAATAGCAGTACCAAGACTATAAACTGTCCTAGGGTGAGGCCGTATTACTATCGGTCGGTCGGTATATTTTCTTAGAGTGTAGATTTGCTCAATAACGAATTCTACAAAGCTGTTATATCCTGCTTCGTACATTTCTATTAATGCGCTATCTTTTTCAACCTGGGCCATTATTAAAATGTTCTCTCCTGGGCTATTCCAGTCAGGAATACTTATTCCAGTGTCTTTCTTAAACTGTTGCCAACGGTTGCTGTCTATGTCGCCGTTATCAAAAATACCAATGCCGTTCTTATAGCTATACCATCCAAATCTTTTATATTCAGGAAACTGACGAAATGCACCTTCTTCGCACACAAGGAATGGCTTATGCTGATCGAGTATGTACTGAAACGCTTGCGGCTGTACCGCTCTATTGTAATTGTAGTACGGATTATATATGTTAAACTGGACATAACAGTCCGCCTCTGGTTTTTCTCGGTTATCTGAGAAGTTTGTAGACACGTAGCTATCGCCAATGGCACTAACACCATTGCCAAAGTGTCCGAGTTTTTTCTTAATTATCGGTTTAAACCCTACTACTCGCATTTGCTGTCTAAATCCCTGGTCAAACTTAGCTTTTTTATATTACCGTTTACACTAAACATAGGATGTAATCTAGCTAGCGTACGAACAGTTACTCTGGTGTCTAATACCGCATCGCCAATCTGTTGGTCTGACGGCAAGTGACCGTGCTCTTGAATAAAATCGACTAATTTATTGGCTCCTAGTGGCGTTAATATATATGAGTATGTCCCTTTGAAATAATTGCCCGTGCCGCTAAAGGTTTTACTCGAAGTGTTCTTTGCTGCTGAGTTGTGATACTTAACTACGTTAAATTCTTCTAACCTGCTGTCTGCAACGTCTTGATTATACGTTCCTTTATACGGATCACAGTTGTCTAGCTTTAGTACGTCAGTAAAGGTGTCTAAGATATTATCAGGAAGGTAATCTAAAAAGTAGCCGTCGTGTTCTAATATAACAATGGGCTCGTCTATTTCAATACAGTGTTGCCAAAGGTAATAATGACTAAAGAAGCAGCCCATTACTCCGGCACGATTCTTCTTAAGTTTCTTTGCTTTCTTGATGCCCGTTGCTGCGTAGTGCTTTTCAGCATCGTGGCCGTTTATTGCGTCAAAGTATTCGACATCAAGGTCAAACATCTTAGCCTGATCGTAGCAATCCTTTGCTACTTCACAAGAGTGCTCGTTATCTTTAAGTCGAATAATAAATGTCTTCATAAACTAGCATCGTCCATTCCTGCTACTCCAAGTTTTATTACGTAGCTCCATTGCTGCCACCTTTCTTTATCATTAAGACATCTTTTTCTCATAGTAACTCTTCTACGTGCGAAACATCCTTATCGATTAGATAATTTTCAATAATCGGATACAGCTTTTCTTTTGTCTTCAATTGTGCTGCTATCCCGTGATCCCCGTCTATCACAAACTTTGATATGTTTTGTTGATCGGGTATCATATTTATATGGTTTACTTCGTGTGAGTGCGAGCCTGCGATAAACAGATAGTCAGTCGAATCTGCAAACTGCATCTCTTTGCATCTTGAATAGTTGATTCTTTTTCGAAGTCCTGTCCAGCGTGGCTCCCAAGGAACTATGTCAGGATGAACAGAATATTGCGGGGCAAAGCCAATGACTTTTGAGACTGGGTGATAGTTAGAAAACATAGTGGCGTTGAATGCGCCCATGCTGTTTCCTATACACATCACCTCGTCCGTTTGGATATGCGATTTGATCTTGTCAATGTCAATGTTGTTGAACCACGACCTTGACAGATCGGATACAAAGATTACATTGTAGCCCAGCTTGTATACGTTAAAGAACTCTGTGTTAATTCCTCTAGGTTCTGTAATCAACCCTGTGAAAGAAACAATAGTCTTTTCTGCACCGATGAACTTTGCAGTGATCTCGGTCATATACTTGCCTTATAGACTTGCGTCTTCCATGCCTGCTACTCTAAGTTTTATAATATTGTTGATAGAAAATCCTTTGGAGTCTAGGGCTTTTAGTATGCCCAACCATTTGTTGCGTAACAGTGCAAATTCGTTGATTAGCAGGTCGTAGTCTACTACTGCTTTTTCGCCGTCTACGTACTTTTCGGCATCACGGCTACTCAGTGCTCGTTGGTAATTTTCAAGGTATTTCTTAAAATACGAACTGCGCACTTTACGCAGTTCGATATTCAAGTAGTTGAGGATAGCTTCGATTTCTTGCAGTTGATTAAATCTCTGCTCAATAATACCAGGCATTAACGCCGCAGCTTTTTCAATGCTTCCTTTGATCTTTACCTCAGTACGAGCATCTTCTAATTCAGTTTCAAAATGCTGTATAGCATCTGGAATCTTAGATGTGTCGTTTGAAACAGTGTGGTACCAGCCCATTTAATCCTCGGTGTCAGGTGAATCAATATCTAGATAATAGTTTATTGCTTCATCTAGATGAGCATCCATGCCCAGTGAATCCATTAGTGTCATGTCATCAATTCCTTGATCTGCAAGCAGGTCAATGTACTTTTCAGCAGCTATTTCTAGCTGCTTCTTGTCCATGTACTGCTTAAACAACATCCATACTTCGCTTGCGTTTTCGTCATTCATTCCCAGTTGGCTCCTCAATATGATCTTGGGTGTCTTCTTCGTCAGCGCTATTTACCTCTTCTTCAGATTTGGCTCTTAGATTATAGAAGTCCTTCATTAGCATATCGAGTTTCTCACCAGTCCACTTTTTGCGGAACTCTAGGTGTTCTTCACCACTGCTGTCAATATACCTGAGACGGTTGCCCTGCTTAACAAGAAGTCCTTTCTTCTCAAACAAATCAACTAGTCCTGAGTATGGGTTCATTCCGCCGTCATAAGGGATTTTTACTTGCACACTTTCAAATGGTTTTGCGTAGCGTGTTTTCATTACCTTACATGCTGCTCTGATGCCCCTTACGTCTGCAATCTTGTTGCCATCCTCATCCTCTTTGAGTTTGAGTTTTCTCATAGCAACTACAATTGAGCTGGCGTAGATAAAGCCTTGGCCACCCGAGATTTTGTCATCTGGGTCAAACATATCCTGGCTTGCGTATGTGTGGTTTGTACACACAAGACCTACGTTGTAGGCACCGATCATGTTTACAGTATTGCGAACAAGACTTGCAAGTGCTTTGGGCTTACGACCCATGTCACCTTTCATATCGCCTTTCTGGAACTGGTCGACGTCAGTTGGCGTCATCATCATACCAAGACTGTCGACTACAAACAATACTTTAGGACGGTCTTCTTCTGCCATTTCCTTGTAGTCCTGCATGAAGGTGTACATTGTTTTAGCAACGTCATCGATCATGCTCATGCTCAGTTTAAGCATTTTGTCTTCACCAGTTTCTACGCCTAGCG